ACTAGGAATGAGACCATGGATATTTGTTGCATATACAGCACCACTATCCGCAGCTCTCGCAGTGTTCTTAGTTTATCCTTTCGGACAAGGGAGTTTTAGTGATGGAATGCCTCTTGGTATCTCTGGTACTTTTAACTTTATGTTCGTATTCCAAGCCGAGCATAATATCCTCATGCACCCATTCCATATGGCTGGTGTTGCTGGTGTATTCGGCGGAGCACTTTTCGCAGCTATGCATGGCAGCTTGGTCACTTCCTCACTTATTAAGGAAACGACAGAGGATGTATCGCAGAACTATGGCTATAAATTTGGGCAAGATGAAGAGACATATAATATTGTATCTGCACAATGGCATTCAACCTAAATGGTTTTAACTTTAACCAGTCAGTAGTTGATGCTAATGGAAAAATAGTCCCAACATGGGCTGACGTATTAAACCGAGCTAACCTCGGATTTGAAGTTATGCACGAGCGTAATGCTCATAACTTTCCACTTGACTTAGCATCAACTGAGTCAACACAAGTTGCACTATCAGCTCCACAAATTGGTTGAAAAATTTTTGTTTATACCTAACCTTAATCACTAACTTATTTATATGCTCTGGCGTTATCCGCCATTGGAACAGTATGAAAACACAAGATCCAGAAATTCTAAAACTACAGAAACAGGTAGATAAATTACTAGAGGAATATAGACAAGAAGAATATAAAAAGAAGAAAGATCCGATAGGTGATCCTTCTTATTAACGCTACGTCCGTTCATCCCTTATGGGACGCATGACCACTAAGCATGGAACGGGGCTTAGTATATGGAGATAACCATGAAAGTTACTTTCGTATATCGTGGCGTTGCTTACACAAGAATAATCGGTTAAGCGATCTGGGAGGTGCAAGTCCTCCCTATTCAATTTGGCTTTTTGCCCGTACGCGGATACCAATTAGCCGTCTAGACGGTGGGATAGACCACAAATATCAATGAGTCTAAGTGAGACTCACAACTTTTTACGTACGTAGACGAACAAATATACCTTTAATTTTTAATAAAAAATGGCTGATGCTAATCAGGTCGGTATAGGTAGAATTAATCTATCTTCCGGCGTAGGTTATGACGGAGCTGGTGATAAGTATGCAACCTATCTGAAATTGTTCAGTGGGGAGATGTTTAAAGGCTTCCAACATAACACAATCGCTCGTGATTTAGTCATGAAGCGTACATTGAAGAACGGTAAGAGTCTTCAATTTATATACACAGGTCGCATGACGAGTGACTATCACACACCCGGAACTCCAATTCTAGGTAATAGTGATAAAGCACCTCCTGTAGCTGAGAAGACCATCGTAATGGATGATCTATTAATCAGTTCTGCATTCGTGTATGACCTAGATGAGACTCTCTCTCATTACGATTTAAGGGGAGAAATTTCTCGTAAGATCGGTTACGCTCTAGCTGAAAACTATGACCGTAAGATCTTTAGAGCTATCGCTCGTGGTGCTCGTCAAGCATCTCCAATCTCTGCTACTGGTTTTGTTGAACCCGGTGGTACACAGATTCAGTTAAATAGTACACAGAACAATACACAAGCTACATCAGCTTCTAACCTTGTTACTGGTTTCTATGATGCTGCTGCTGTACTAGATGAGAAAGGAGTTAGTTCTGATGGCAGAGTAGCTGTTCTTAACCCAAGACAGTACTACGCACTTATACAGCAAACAGGTGACAATGGACTAATCAATAGAGACGTTCAAGGTACAGGTTTACAGTCTGGAGAAGGTGTAGTATCTATTGCTGGTATCAAGATCTATAAGTCAATGAACCTACCATTCTTAGGTAAGTTCGGTACTGCTAACACTATCGATAATGCTGGATCATTCGTAGGTCAAAATATGGATTCCGGTGCTGGTAGACAGTCAGCAACTTATGCAAGATCTGGAACAACAATCACAGTAACACTTACTGCTCACGGTATTTCTGTTGGCGATAAGGTTGTGTTTGATGCTACAGCTGGTGGTGGTACTTCTGGTACTTACACAGTTGCAACTGTACCTAATGCTAATACCTTCACAATTACAGATACTGCAAGTGGAACTGTTTCAAGTTCAGCTTGTACATTCAACATTGCTGGTGTTAATAACAACTATGGTGAATCTGGTGACTTCGCAGGATCATGTGGCTTAATCTTCCAAAAAGAAGCTGCTGGTGTTGTTGAAGCAATTGGACCACAAGTTCAAGTAACTAATGGAGACATATCCGTTATTTACCAAGGTGACGTAATACTTGGTCGCCTAGCAATGGGAGCGGATTACTTAAATCCTGCTGCTTGCGTAGAATTACACGTTGGTTCTGCTGACGCTGCATTCTAAATTTATACTTTTTACGGGACCTTCGGGTCCCTTTTTTTTATCTATGGCTATTACAACTATTGATCTCGATACCGAACTATCCGCAGTTAACTCAATCTTGGGTAGCATAGGTCAATCTCCTGTTACTACTTTAGGTGTAGTTACAGATGACAATGGCAATGAAGTTGTCAACACATATGCAAACCCTGAGATAGCATTTATATATAACATCCTTAAGGAAGTTAATCAGGATGTACAAAATGAAGGATGGCACTTTAACAAGGAATACCATGTTGAAGTTACACCTGATGCAGATGATGAAATAAAAATTCCAAGTGATTATTTAAGATATGATCTCAACGCAGATCATTTTGTAGAGAAAGATGTAGTTAGACGTAATGGGAAACTCTATGATCTTGTAAATCATACTTATAAATTTACAGATCCTGTTTTTCTTGACATTGTTTACTTACAAAAATTTGAGGATTTACCACCTGTATTTAGAAGATACATAATTTCAAGAGCATCAGTTAAAGCTGCTACTCAGTTAGTTAATAATGTTGAATTAGTACAACTACTACAAACACAAGAAGCTACCACTAGAGCTGCCTGTGTTGAATATGACTGCGATCAAGGTGATTACTCTTATTTAGGTGTACCACATGATGTGTCATATAAAGCATACACACCGTTCAAAGCTATCAGAAGATAAATGGCAACAGTTACACAATCTATACCAGCATTAACTGGTGGAATATCACAACAACCAGATGAATTAAAAGTTCCGGGACAAGTTAATGTAGCAAAAAATGTATTACCTGATGTAACTCATGGTTTACTTAAACGTCCCGGAAGTCAGTTAATAGCATCACTAAGTGACAATGGAACAGCTGCATTAAACTCTGTATCAGGAGGTAAGTGGTTTCACTATTATCGTGATGAAGATGAGCAATATATAGGTCAAATTAATACGTCTACTGGTGACGTTAATATGTGGCGTTGTAGTGACGGGCTTCCATTTCCTGTTAATACAGCAGACAGACCAATTAAAAGAATAAGTATTACTGGCATTGGTAATGGATATACTTCAGCTCCTACTATTTCATTTAGTGGAGGAGGTGGATCTAACGCAGCTGCTACCGCAGTTATAAATACAGGCGGTCAAATATCTGACATTCTTTTGACTAATCCGGGATCTGGTTATACATCAAATCCTACAATGTCATTTAGTGGAGGAGGAGGAACTGGAGCTGCCGCAACATGTGTAGCTTCTACAGTTACTCCAGCAGCAATTGCTAGTTATCTAAGTAATGGATCACCAACTGCTGAGGATATACAAACTTTAACTGTTAACGATTACACTTTTATAACTAACAGGAAGAAAAAAACTGCAATGGCTTCAACCATTGAACCTGTGAGACCCCCTGAAGTATTTATTGAATTAAAACAAATAAAATATGCTAGTCAGTATGCTTTAAATCTATTTGATGAATCTACACAAAGAGAAGTTACTACAGCAACAAGAATAAAGATTGATAGGTTATACGACAGCTCAAATACTTGTGGGCAGAATGATGATGGCAGATTATTTTTTAAGCATTATTTTGACCAAAGAAATATTACTTATGATGGGAGTACCTATGTCTGGGGTGTTCAATGTGGAACTAAATCGGATGCTGGAGAGTATAGCGGGACTGATAATAATGGACTTAAAATGTCTGACCCTACTTGTCCAAGTACTAAAACTGGAATATTTAGTTCAATAGGATCTGGTACAACTTATAGAGATAGAAATGATCCTGACCCACCTCCTAATTACCAGACAGAAGTAAAATATAATTTTGGTGATTTAGTTGTATCTAACAGTAAAGTTTACTGGATGCAAAACAGCTC